TGAAACTCTTGCAGGAGTTGGGAGAACTTTCCGACTCTGTATGTAAGGGTAAAGACGTAAAAGACGACATTGGCGATATGCTGGTTGTTATGTTGAACATTGTGGAGAGAAATGGTTATACTCTTGAAGAATGTTTAGAAGTCGCCTGGAATGAAATCAAAGATAGAAAAGGAAGAATGGTAGACTGTATCTTCGTAAAGGAGGCCGATCTATAGGATAAATAAGAAGGATTTAGGGTGGACCTGTATTCACAAGGCTTATAACTCCATTATAAGGTCCAGTTTATGACAACGAAGAGAAAGAAACGTCAGGAAGCAAAGAAGCCCCCTGAAGTTTTACAAGTACAGGCGAAGACAGATAACCAAAGGGATTATATTAGGTCTATTAGAGAAAACGATATTGTTTTCTGTACTGGTCCTTCTGGTTGTGGCAAATCATTTGTCGCAGCGGGAATCGCAGCAAACATGCTGCACAGAGATGAAGTAGAATCAATTATCATTACCAGACCACTTGTGTGTACCGGTAAGGAAATTGGATCTCTTCCAGGCGATCTTGGGGAAAAAATCGCTCCTTACCTACTACCTATGGAAGAAAATATTAAACATTTTCTGGGTAGAAGTTATTACGGAGAATATAAAAACCAAGGAAGAATTAGATACATGCCTCTGGAAGTTATGAGAGGGTCAACCTTCCATGACACGGTGATGATCTTGGATGAAGCCCAAAACTGCACCAGTGAACAAATCAAAATGTTCATAACGAGAATGGGTGAAAATTCAATAGTTCTCATCAACGGAGACTGCAAACAAACCGATATTGATAATAGTAGCGGTTTAGAGTGGTGTATCGGAAAACTAGACGACGTAGATGGCGTTGGAGTAGTAAGACTCAATTATCAAGATATTCAAAGAAATGGTATTCTTGGTAGAGTCCTATCAGCGCTAGAAAACTAAAATAGGAATCAAGTTTTCCGGTATCTTGACAAAAACCGGATTTTTACGAGGAAGGATAGATGCCATTATATGATTTTGAATGTAGTCATTGCGACTACAGTGATGAAGTATTCCAAAAACACACCGACCCAAACACGATAGAGTGTCCAAAGTGCGGTGAAGTTTCTTACAGTAAAATTTTTATTAATGCTCCGTATTGCTCCGTAAAGGAAGTAAAGACCATTGGTCAACTTGCAGATAAAAATTCTAAAATCAACCGCAGTCAGTTGAACGAACAAAAAGCGATGAAGGAGGAATTAAAACCAAAGCAAAAAGCACCTTGGTATTATGACAAAGAAGTTCCGTATAGTAAAATTAACAATATGTCTAACGAACAAAAGAAAAAATACATTATGGAAGGAAAAACATGAGCAGAGAAGATAGAATTGCGGACAGTCAAAAGACTGTAAAGATTAAGAAAAAGGAACCAAAACCAAAGACTCAGTTTGTTTCTGACAACGGAGACATTAAGCAAAAGAAGTCAAAGTCAAAACATTTCAATAAAGTTGGAGCATTAGTAAAAACGGAAAAGGAATCCGTATACGCTAAGGTTTTGACTAACACTTCTGGTTCTAATACATATCTTATTAAGTGTTTTCAAAAGCAACCATTCGATCCATCCGGGCCGTACAAGGCGCGAGAAAAGTTTATCGAAACCAAGTTTGAGAAAGTATCTAAGAATGTTTTTGACTACTACATGATGTATTTACAAACGAATAACTCTATTTATATGACAAAGGCTCAAAGGAGAATTATCAATGAGTAAAAAGGGACCACTCAGCAAAATTGAAAAGTTTTACATTCAACACAATCTTGATATTATGGACTTGGACCAGATTGCTAGCGATCTTGATCGTCCAAAATCAAAGGTCAAGTATTGGAAGGATAAGTTTGTTAGAGAACGAAACACAAAGACTACTGGTGCTAAGTCCGGTGAAGGAAAGATTCCTAATCTGATTCAATCCTACCGAGGAAGTACCGTTATGACCCAAGCGGCTTCCGAACTTTCTGACGCAACTCGTGGTCCACGACAAGTACCAACTCGTACAAAGAATGGTGTTTCAACTGTAAAAAATGAATAGAGAAAAATGGCGTAAGGATTATTCCAAGAACAAACAGGCTTGATGGGTCCGAGTGAAACTGAAGAACGGAAAAGAAATGAACTTTCACGATTACGATACTTGGTACGAAATAAAAAAGATTTGTGAAACTAATTCAGTCTTTTTTGAAGAATTTCACTTCCAATTTCGTAGTCATCGCGTTACAATGGATGTAACGGATTGTGAAGCTGTTTATTTTGTTCGTTCGGTTCTTGGAAGAATTGGTGGACAGACAAAACATTTATATGTTTTTGGTAAATTGAAAGACGGAGTTGTTCACAAGCAACTGTGGATGGTTCCAGAATTGATATTAGAAAATAGTTACGATGAAACAATTGAAAACTGCTTCGAGGAAGCAATCATCTATGACGAAACGAAAACGCTCGGAGAAAAGCAAGTATAAGCACAAGTCAACTGGAGACCATTGTACCTGTGCTCAATACATAGCAGAAATTCTTTGTACTAGAAAATCCGAGTACGAAAACGTTGGTTCACTTCCATATAAATTTTGGAATACAAAAAAGTGGAAGTGGACCTTTCAAAAACAAGTTATTGAGGCAAATAAGTTAATTAAAAAACACGGGGAGTCTGCTGTCGTTCGGGCCGTAGAGTCACTACCTCGTGTCTTTTCTCTAAGGCACCCTCTTGTCAAAACAGAAATTGAGAAACAAGAACAACTAATCAAAACTCAAGAGTCAAAAGAGAAGAAGGTTGTAGAGATAAAAGAAAACCCTACAGTGAGAAAGAAATCTTTTGGAAAAAAATCTATCTTTAATAAGATAAAGGATATTCAGAATGGCAAAGAAGAAGAAGGTAAGTAAATTTGGTGACGATACTGTTTCAAACAATATAATCAAAAAGTTTGGAGACATTATCGAAAGTGGTTCAAAAGTACTTGAAGATCTGAACGACTATAAAGTTATTAGTTTTTCACCTGCTCTTGATATTGCTTTAGGTGGCGGATTGAGAGAAGGAAGTTGTGTAGTAATGACGGGAGATCCTAAGTGCGGAAAAACAACATCTTCACTTTATTTTGCTGCCAAAGCACAAAAACAAGGTAAGAATGTTATTTACCTAAACACAGAGGGTCGTCTAACAAAAGAGAACTTTACTGGAATCAAGGGTCTTGACCCCGAAAAGATAAAGATCATTCAAGCCACACAGGAACAACCAATTGTTTCTGCGGAGACTTTCTTGAATGTTCTTGAAACATACATCAAAACAACTCCAGACTTGGTTGCTATCGTTGACTCAACATCCAACATGGTTCCGCAAGATGAACTAGACGGTGAAATCAGAACGGGCGTTCGTAATGCTTTGCCACGTCTTCTGTCTATGTTCTTTAAGCGTATCAGCGGTGACGTTTCTCGCATGAAAGCAATCGTAATTTTTATTACTCACAATATCGCAAATACTGGTGGTTCTAGGTGGGCACCAGCAAAGATGGCAGACTGCGGCAACATGCTTCAGTATCAGGCGGGAACGAATATGGTTGTGACCCACAGGGGAAAATGGGAAGGTGCCGACGATGGTACAGATGTTGGTCAGGTGGCAAACTGGGTAGTAAAAACATCTGCTGCGGGAGGAATCCCAAATTCTAAAGCGGAAAGCTGGATTCGATACGGGGTTGGTATTGACGAAGTTCAAGAAATTTCTCAACTTGCTACCGAGTTCGCATTTATTAAACAGTCTGGTGCTTGGTATAAAATGAACTGTTTGATCCACGCAAAAGATGACCCAAGAGTTGTAAAGATACTGAAGCAAAACGATATTGACCCAAGCGAAGACGAAAAAGTAGAAAAGTTCTTTAACTTTCAGGGCATGAAAAAGGTTTCGGACTTTCTTTATGAGCACGAAGAAATTAAAGACTTGATCTACGAACAGGTAAAACAAGTAATATGAAAGTTAGAGGATTGAACAATAGACTTTATCACCTTGACTTGAAAAAATACATTGTTAGAAATGATGATATAAGAAAACGTTCCTCTCATCATCACAGATGTAGAGAAATGCTGAAGGAAATGTATCCTAGTTATACTATCTGCGAAGAAGTGAAGCTACCAGGATCAAGAGATCCTTCAAAAAAATCTGTTTTATTCCTTGACTTTTTCATTCCAAACCTTATGATGGGAGTAGAAGTGCATGGAAGACAGCACTATGAATATGTTCCATTCTTTCATAAAACATATGCTGAATTCCTAAAGTCGCAGGCTCGCGACGGAATCAAGGAAGAATGGTGTTCTTTAAACAGTATAGACTTGTACCACCTAAATTATAAAGATACGACTGATGAATGGCGAATTACCATTAACGGCTAAAGAAAGATTAGAAAATTTCCTAATAGGCATTGATAAATACATTGACGGATGCTATGTTTCTAAGCTAGAATACCATGAACACTTTGTTGAAGCAGAAACTCTAAACCTTGACGAATTAGATTCTTTAGGTAGAGACGCCTGTTTTGATTACGCATTTTGTTTGTATCAGTATGCGGATCATATTTCTAGACAGATAGCAAAAACAAAGAACATTATTATGTGGTGCGAACAAAGTATCAACCAAATGTTTGTAAGTGAGTTAGATATTCTGTCACAAGAATATGTAAAGCACGACATAAAGATGGCACTATTTTTGAAGAGGAATGATTTAGCACAAAAAATCACGAGTTGGAAAATGAGCGCCCAAGGTAGATTAAATATGCTACAGGGTAAAGAAGTTGACACTAGAAGAAAGGCAGACTGCCTAATCGAAAAAGGAAAAAGAAAATGAGTGACGATATTGTAAAAACATTATTAGATTCATTAACAGACGAACAGAAAGCCCAGTTGGTTCAAGGGTTACTAAAATCAAACGAAAATACAGAAACACCAGTTGCAAAAGAGGAAGCGGTTTCCTCAAATAATAAACCTAAAAACAAAGTCAGAGAAGACTTTACAGTACAAAGAGAAGATAATAACAGGAAAATACCAGTGAGAGCAGGAAAGAACCAGTGGTCTGACGACCATGAAGTATTTGAAAATACCGATTTTGACTATTCCAAGGTTCAAAGAACTCCTAGACAAAGAAAAGCAAAGAAACGAGTTACCGTAGAGTGTTCTGTTTGCGGTAAAGAGTTTCAAAAGCATGAATCGGAAATGTTTGGCGAGTATCACCGATGTAACAAGTGTGGTAAACGATAATGGAATCTACCTTAGTTGATATTGGTGCTGAAAGAGCAGTCCTTGCTGGTCTATTTTCATACGGCATTGATGTTTACGTTGATATTGATGACGTTATCGACCATACAACGTTCTGTCATCAAAACAATCAGATCCTTTACAAGTGTGTTCAAAACATCTTGAGAAAAGAAGGTTCTGTAGATCTTCCAGCGATTTTGTCTACGGCAGACCAATTAGGTTTTACCGAAGTTATTACAACAGACAAAGAGTTGGAATATATAAATTCTTTGATGAAGTTTCCGATCAAGAAAGACAATGTTTTATTCTTTGCTGGTCAATTAAAGAAGTTTGAGTTTGCCAGAAAGATCCGCGAACTTGGCAAACAAATAAGTATTGACATTGAAGCAATCAACGGAAGTGAAGATATTGAGGATATTATCAATATCGTTGAAGAACCTTTGACTAATTTCCTGAGAGAAGACGATACCAGAAAGAAACCCGAATTGATCGGAGAGGGTGCCGAAGACTATCTAGATTTTTTGATCGAAAACAAGTGTGACCAAATTGGTATCCCAACTGGGTTTCCAAGGTACGATCAAGCAATCGGAGGTGGTTTGAGAAGAAAGTGTGTTGATATTGTTTCAGCGCGACCAAAGGTTGGTAAGTCTGTATTCGCTGATAATGTCGCTCTAAACGTTTCTCGTTCTGGAATTCCAGTTCTTGTTCTGGATACGGAAATGAGCAAAGAGGATCACTTAAACAGAATTATTGCTAACCTAACCAGCATCCCACTAAACGAAGTTTCTACTGGATCATTTAGTGATGATGATGAAAAGACCTTAAAGGTCAAAGAAGTAATTAAAGAGTTATCAGAAATTCCTTACACTTATACCAGTGTAGCGGGTGCCCCCTTCGAAAACATACTTAATACAATTAAAAGATGGGTTATTCAAGAAGTTGGAGTAGATGAGAACGGAAGGACCAATGACTGCTTAGTGGTTTATGATTATCTTAAACTTATGTCATCTGGTTCTATTTCAAATAATGTTGCGGAATATCAGGCTTTAGGTTTTCAGATTACAAATCTACACAACCTGTCTGTAAAATATGACTTTGCTTGTCTGTCTTTCGTTCAGTTGAACCGAGACGGTATCACAAAAGAGTCTACAGACGCCGTGAGCGGTTCTGACAGGATTATTTGGTTGTGTACCTCATTCTCCATCTTCAAGAAGAAGAGCGACGAGGAATCGGCAGAAGACGGCCCTCGTGCCGGAAATAGGAAGTTAGTACCTCTTATTTCAAGACACGGTGAAGGAATGGAAGATGGTAACTATATTAACATGAACATGCAAGGTGAGTATGCTAGACTCACAGAATTAAAAACTAGAGACGAGTTTAGAGAGAGTGCTGGAAATGAAGATGCTATTGAGGGTGCTGAAATACCTATTACCGAAGAGGACACAGACAATGGTGATGATAACAATTAGTATTTCTATATTTTTATATCTTATGACTTCATTCTTTTTGTTCAAGCAGGGCGATTATCCAATCGCTTTAGTTTGGGCTTGTTATGCAATAGCAAATGTTGGGATGCTTTGGTATGAGTTCACAAAATAATCTTTTGGATTTAAATGAAGTAAAATCAAAGGTTTTTGAAAATTTAGATTTACTTTTAGACTCTTTGGGGTTAGAATATAGTATCAAGGGTGATGTGTATTCTATGTGTTGTCCAATTCATGCAGGAAGTGACAATGAAAACGGTATGACAATCTCTGTTTCCAAAAGACAGTGGAGGTGTTGGACTCGTGATTGTGACCAGGAATATAAACGTGACATATTTGGTTTTGTTCGAGGTGTTCTTTCAGCAAGAGAGGGTGACGAGAAATCCTTCTCTTACGCACTTCGTTACATCTGTAACGTATATTCCATATCAAGAAGCAACACGTCTGCCGCAAAACCAAAAGAAGAAAAGACAGAAGATGGATTTTCTAAAATAGTAAAGATGTTTAACAAAGAAGAAGAAGACAAAGAAATTACTTACGAGAGAAATTTTGAAACTGCTAACAATTCATTCTACTACGAGAAGAGGGGATTCAAGAGGGAGACCCTTGACTTTTTCGGGGTTAAGGACTGTATAGACAGGGACGCGAAAGTTTACAGACGGGCCGTCATTCCCGTCATTGAAAACGGAAAAGAAATTGCCTATATCGCTAGAGCAACTAAAGACTTTGTAAAACCAAAATATATTTTCTCCGAAGGTTTTGTAAAGACTAAACATTTCTACAATTACGATAATGCTATAGAAAAAGCGATAGAAAAGAATTGCCTGATTATATTTGAGGGACAAGGAGATGTTTGGCGAATGTACGAGGCAGGCGTAACAAACTGCGTTGGAATGTTTGGCAAGACAATATCAAGACGGCAACAGTCTATCCTTGAGTCTAGCGGAATCACAACGCTGGTTATAATGGCAGACAATGACCAACCTGGAAGAGAAGCAAAAGTTGAAATATCTAGACAACTAAGCAGAATGTTTAAAATTATCTTTCCTTCTTCAACAAAGAAAGATGTTGGAGATATGACAATAAATCAAATAAATAAACAAGTGTTACCACAGATAGAGGGTCTATATTAATGATTATCGGGTTAGCAGGAAGAAAACAAAGCGGAAAGACAACCGCTGGTAAGATTATTCATGGGGTAGTATTAAAAAAATACGGACTCATTGAGAACTTTGTAATTGGAGAACATGGAAAACTTCTCGTAAAAACATCAAACTCATCCGGTACAACTGGGTGGGGAGAGTTTGATATTGAACGTAAAGACCCTGTTTTCTCTGACTATGCAGAAAGAGAAATGTGGCCTCACGTCAAAATGTATAACTTTTCAGACGAACTCAAAAGAATGTGTTATGAATTATTTGATATTCCTATTGAGTGTCTGTACGGAACCGACGAACAGAAGAATAAAAAACAACCACACTTACAATGGGGAAACATGCCGACACACAATGTTCTTTCGTTTGTGTCCAGGGGAACGATGACGGCCCGCGAATTTATGCAATATTTGGGCACAGAAATTATGCGTAACATGTACGCTCCTGTCTGGACAAATGCCACAATGAAGAGAATCGCCAGAGAACAATCTGAAATTTCCGTTATTTGCGACGTTAGGTTTCCAAACGAAGTAAAAGCGATAAAAGATTCAGGAGGATATGTTATCAAATTAGAGAGAAACATGCACCCAGAAGATAATCATGCTAGCGAATCTTCTTTGGATGGTGTGGATAAAAGTGATTTTTCCCTAGTTGTAGAAAACCAAGATATAACAATTGCTAATTTCTCTGAAATTATTTCTAATTTTTTAAACGAGGCTTCTCAATGATAGTAACATACATTAGAAGTAGTAGTTATAACTCATACGAATACTGCCAGATGCAGTATTTTATTACCTATACTCTTGGACACAGATCTGATTCTGGAAAGAAAGCCGATCTAGGAACTATGGTACACAAGGTGATGGAGGTGTTGGCAGGACTAAAAAAGTACCAACAAGACCATCCCAGAGCAAAATATCTTCAAGTAGAAGATGATGCGATTGGTAAGTGGAAAATTATTAAAGATCATCTTTTGACAAAAGAATGCGTGGAAGAATTAGCAGACGCGAGTTTTGATTCTTACAAGAAAAATTCTAAACACAAATGGATTAAAGCAGATAGAAAAGAAGTATCCAGATTGTGCTGGCTTGCTTTAGAATGGAATAACGGGCAGTTTGATCCTAGACTCAGAAACGTTGTAGATCCAGAGCCCCACTTTGATATTCCAATCGAAGAAGACTGGGCTAAATTTGATTACAAGATGCCAAACGGAGAGCAGGTATCGGGTCAACTCGCAATCAAGGGTACGATTGACCTTGTAACTGAAGTAGACGAAGACACAATTGAAGTAGTTGATTGGAAAACGGGTAGGAGATTGGATTGGGCCACTGGTCAAGAAAAAGACTACAAAAAACTCTGCAAAGACCCCCAATTGCTATTATATAACTATGCAATTTCTAAACTATATCCGCAATACAAACAGGCAATTATGTCTATTTTCTTCATAAAGGATGGGGGCCCGTTTAGTATGTGTTTCGACGAAAGCGATCAAGAAATGTTTCTTGGTATGTTGAAGGATAGATTTTTCGAGATTAGAAATCAACAGAAACCAAAACCTCTAAATGAAGATAGAAGTCACTGGAAGTGTGTAAAATTATGCCATTTTTACAAGAATAACTGGCCTGGGACTGATGTTCCCATGTGTAAATACATTGGTCAGAAACTAAAAGAGGAAGGAATGGAAGAAACATTGAAAAAATGTACAGCAGAGGGATTTTCTATCGGTCATTACGAAGCGCCTGGATAAAAATAGTGTATAATATATTAGGAATTTTTCATCTTAATCAAGAGAAGTATAATGAAATTTATTGAAGAATATGAAAAAGCACTTGCTCAAAAAATAAATAGTATGAAATATTCAGAAGAAAGCAAGACTTTCAAGATTTCTGATATTTATACTGTAGACCACTTAAAAGTTCTACCAAAACCTCCAGAAAATAATTCGTCAGAAACAAGGAAAGAACTAAAATATCTTGAGGATATTACAAGTTATGTTTCTATGAAAAACAGAATTTTGGTTGAAAAGGTTGACAAAGATCCTCTTGAGTTGTATATTGACATCTTTACGGACATGGGGCAACCTATGCCAGTCAAGAAATTTAGAACTCTATGGAGCAAGGTAGACCCAGTTGTAATGAGTTTGAAATACCTTCACAATAGACCAAGACCCAATCAACTTGGTGAAAAACTTGGTTATAAGATAAATGTAATCAAAACAGATACACACCAAAGTCCAGCATATCCATCTGGACACACGGCTTATGCGGCAGTTGCCGCCCACCTATTCTCTGCTATGTACCCTAAGTTTTCCGATAAGTTTTTCCACAGGGTTGGGATTGCTGGCAAAGCAAGGTGCTTACAGGGTGTTCATTTTCCTTCTGACAACGAAGCGGCAATGCTTTTAGCAAGTTCCGTTTGGCAAGATGTTAGATACAAACTTTTTCCAGAAATAAAAATTGATTAGGAGTTATTATGCCAGTTCCAAGTAAAAACCCAGGCGAAGATAGACAAAAGTTTCTTTCTCGTTGTATGTCAGACGACACAATGAAAAGAGAATACGAAGGCGACAAGAGAATGGCAATTTGTCTGTCTAAGGCAATTGAAGATGCTGACTATGTTGAAGCAGCAGATTTTTCAATGAATGTAAAAGAATATGGTTTTACAGAAGAAATTAACGAAAATAACTTTGTTGTTCCTGCTGATGAAGATTATGTTGACTTCGGCGAAGAAACAGAAGAGTGGGATTGGGCATCTGATCGTCCTGGTTTGTGGGAAAACATTCGCAAGAAGAAAGAGAGAGAAGGAAAAAACTATAAACCAGCAAAAACTGTAAAAGAAGGTAGACCAACTCAAGATCAACTGAAACGAGCACAATCCGAAGTAGAGTCTTACCTAGACCATGCCGAAGCAGATGAGCCAGGACCAAAAGATCCACGGCGAACCCCAGCTCCTAAAAAAGATCAGAAAAAAGGATCTAAAAAGAACAAGCCCGATAGCGCTAAAAATCCTAGCGGCAAAATTACTTTTAGTAAAGAAGTAATAGCACAACTGTCTAAAAAAGTAAAGGAACACAACGATAAAGGTAAAGGCTCTAAGGCCACCTTGGGTATGTTAAAAGCTGTATACCGCCGTGGGGCAGGGGCTTTTTCTACGAGTCATGCACCAAAAATGAGTCGTCACGGTTGGTCTATTGCAAGAGTCAACGCATTTCTACATCTATTAAGAACTGGTAGACCGTCTAATCCTAAATACACTACTGACAATGACTTGTTGCCAAAAGGTCATCCTAAAAAGAAATCTAGCGCAGGATTTAAGTATCGCAATCCCAAGACTGGTCAAGTGTTTGAGTACGATAGAAAAGGGGTTTATACAAAGAACGGAACTACTCTTGTTCCAGTAAATGCAGTTGTTGTAAACAACCAAAAAGTAAACGAACGATTTGAGTATGTTGATGCGGAAACGGGTATCACCTACATTTTCGACAAACGAGGGGATCACAAGTCAGAAAGTGGTAATCCTCTTGAGTATGTAGGAATTTGGGGTGATTTTAGTTACTCAGAAGTTTTAGACTATGAATCAGAAACAACAAAGAGCGCAGAATATCAAGGACGTAAAGTCCAACTCGGAAAACCATTCCGAACCCCAAAGGGACCAAAAAAGTTTTCTGTTTATGTAAAGAACCCAAAGGGTAATGTCGTAAAGGTAAACTTTGGAGATCCGAATATGAAAATTAAGAAGAGTGATCCGGCAAGACGAAAGAGTTTTCGAGCGAGGCACAACTGCGCAAACCCAGGGCCTCGCCACAAAGCTCGTTACTGGTCTTGTCGTAAGTGGTAAAAATTATTGAAAAGGAGAAAATTATGATTTTAAACAAAAAAACTGTTAGTTTGTTATGTTGTTCGATTGTTGCCGCTTGTGTTACATTTATTCCATCGAGAGCGATGGCTCAAACAGACATGGACAAGGCAAAGTTTTGGACTGATTTTGGTCTGGATCTTGCCGACAAGTTGATCGACAATGGCAGCAGCCCTGGCGGGGGCGGAGGCGGCGGGTACGTTGATCGCGGAGTGGTCGCACCGAATGGTGTCAGGCTATACAGCGGACAGTCAACGACGCTCTATGGAATTGGCTTCTATACGAAGTACTGGCGATGCGGGAATCCGCGATGCTACAAACTGCACAGCAGAACCTATAACAACCCGGTTCCCGGCGGCGGAGGAGGCGGGCACTTCCCACCACCACCACCACCACCACCGCTTCGATACGTTATTGGCATCACAACCCAGAGCGTTGGAACAGGCGTGCAGGTGCAAAGCTTCACCCGAAACCACAACCGTGGTGTGTTGAGGATTGGTGACATCATCCAGGCGGCACGTTTGCCCAATGGTCAGCAGATCCAGATCAGGACGCATGACCAGTTGACACGGGCTAAAGACATCGCTGGGCCGACTAGCTCGATGCAAGTCCTGGTTTGGTCGCCGTATAACAACAGTTCGTCCTGGCGGCAAATCTGGTTGAATTCCGGTGCTGGTCCAGGTGGAAGCGGAGTCATTACAAACGGAAACCAAATGGTTCCAAACCAAACAGGCGAAGGCGTCTTTCATATGCGTGAAGGAAGTATGGTTCCTAACCAAACTGGTCAGGGTGTGCAGCAAGAACCTATCCCGCAAACACAAAGCAACGGTGACTACGGAACTTTTCGATAGTGGTAAGTAATGAATTTTTATAATTTTATAAGAAGACTACTAAATTGGGTTCGTGGGTACGGGTTTGTCCTCGTACCTCGACCCTTTTCTGCACCTAAGATTAGACTTATAAGAGAGAATGAAGAAGCAGAATGAATGCGTTTGTAGATTTGAAGGACTTTGCCCGCGAAAAAAGAAGAACGTAACAAAACTAGAAATATCTCAATGCTGTAAAGATAAGTTTGATTCCGTTATACAGGACCACAAAATTCAGTGTGCTCCAGACTATCTCAACTGCCATATTGCCAATAAAAATCAAGAGTATTTAGACTTAAAAATAAAAGAAGTTGTCGATAAGAGAGACTATTCTACAAAAACAATTGATGATTTAATGATCCTGTGCTTGGGGCATAGTCAATCACAGTTTGATACAATCAAAGAAAGAAAATATCTAAAGAATGTAAATCTAAATAACCTCGACTGCGGACGGTTTTCTGGAAACGAGTGGGCAGAGTCGAGGATATTTTTATCTAAAGAAGATCTATTTGAAGACAAAGAATTCGTCGGAGTTGTAACTGCTTCTTTTAATATGAAGTATAACAAAGCGATAGACGATTTTCATAATTGGCCGTCTAGTCGCGCCCTCTTAGATTCAAAACCAGAAGACAATATAGTTCTCTGTGCTAATACTGCTTGTCAGTGCGTTTGGACTTGCTTTGTTGAGGGGATAACAATATTTACACAAGTTTTAGGGGAAACAGGTAACGAAATAGGTAAAAAGTTTGAAGAGTTTATGGGACTTAAATGGAAGCACGAAAAAAGTCTATACTCAAACCAGATAATATGTCATAGAGATAATTACAACAAATTTGTTGACTACCTAATAAACGAAGAGATCTTTGAAAG